TACTGCTGAGGCTGATGATATCATTGCCGTTTTATCAATGCGACATTCAGCAACACAAAAGGTAATGATTCTTTCCTCAGATAAAGACTTTGCACAATTGCAAAAGTATCCTAATGTTGAACAGTATTCACCGATTCTAAAGAAATTCATTAAAGAACCTTTGCCTTCTGCACAATTAAAGCAGTTGGTGATTCGTGGTGATAAGAGTGATGGCATTCCAAACATTCTTTCTAAGGATGATGTGTTTGTTGAGGGTGTAAGGCAAAAACCAATCACCGAAGCAAAGATTATTAATTGGATGAATCAGAGACCTGAAGAATTCTGTAATGATGAGATGTTGCGTAATTATAAACGTAATGAGATGTTGATTGATTTAACTCAAATTCCAGAAACACTCAAACAAAGTATCATAGATACATATGAATCAACCAAAGGACACACTCGCCAAGAGTTTATGAATTATATGGTTGCCAATCGTCTTAAAAACTTAATTGAAGTGATTGACGAATTTTAAAGAGAATATTATGAATGATTTATTGTTTTCAGAGATACTAGAACTATTTCAAAAAGCAGAAACCCGAAAAGAAAAACTTCTTGTCTTACAACAGAATGGTGATGCGGTTTTTCAAGAGTTTCTGTATTGTGCTTTTCATCCAAACATTAAATTTGATGTAGAAGTTCCACAATATAAACCATCTACGGAACCAGCTGGCTTGAATTATTCTTACCTGCGTGCCGAGATGAATAAGATTTATAGATTTATTGTAAATCATCCAAAACGTGAACCAAATTTAACAAGTAAAAAACAAACTCAATTGTTAGTTGTTATTCTTGAATCACTACACAAAGATGAAGCTGAACTTTTTGTTAAATTAATCAAAAAAGATTTGGGTGTAAAATATCTAACACTACAAATTGTCCGTGAAGCTTTTCCCAATTTGAATCTACCACCTAAGTGAGTTTATTATGAAAGTAGCCGTTGTAACACCAACAATTGCATCAGAGCATTTAGCAAAATGTATTGATTCGGTTGACAAGCAAACATACGAAGATATTACACATTATATCTTCATTGATGGATGTCAGTATGAACCAAAGGCAAGAGAAATTCTTGTTGGTTCATCTAAGACTAGAATGATTGAATTGGAAGAAAATGTTGGTAAAGGTTGGTATGGTCACCGAGTTTATGCAGCTTGTTCGTTTTTAGTTAATGCTGATATAATTGTTTATTTGGATGAAGACAACTGGTTAGACGCTTGCCACGTTCAAAGGATTGTTGATAAGATTCAAGAAGGAAATGATTGGGCTTATTCGCTAAGAAAAATATATGATAAAGATGGAAACTTTATTTGTGAAGATAATTGTGAATCTTTAGGTAAATGGCCTGTTTATTTTAATTCAGAGGTACATCATATTGATACTAGTTGTTTTGGTGTTAAACGTGATGTTGCTGTTCGTGTAGGTCAGGCTTGGTATGGCCAATGGGGTGCTGATAGACAATTCTTCAATACACTAAAACAAAATTTCCCAAAGTATGAATGTACTAATGTTTATACATCATGCTATCGACTTGATGGTAATCCCAATTCTGTAACAAAGGACTTTTTTGAGCAAGGTAATGAAATCAATAAACAAAAATATAATGGTGAATTTCCATGGAAACTAGGACGGCGCTTATTACAGGTGGGTCCGGGTATCTCGGTAGTCATTTAAGTAAAGCATTGAAGAAGGCAGGTTGGCGCACTTTTGTTTATGACAAAGTTAAACCAACCCACAATTATGCTGATGTGTGTGAAGTTGCAGACATTCGGGATAAAAAATCTTTAGAAAATGTTTTCCGTAAAGTAAAATTCGATACGGTCTTCCATTTGGCAGGCCGAATTGAAGTTGGTAAATCGTTTGAAGAACCAACTGAGTTTTGGGAAGTCAATACTGGCGGAACTGTAATCTTATTGAACTTGATGAAGAAATACAATGTGGAAAAAATTGTATATTCATCAACTGCGGGTGTATACTTATCTGGTGGTATTCAGATACCCGAAAGAGAATGTACCACAAGCAATCATGTTTATGGTAATACAAAACTTGCAGCTGAATACGCTATTGAGGACTCTGGTTTAAAGTATATCATTTTCCGATACTTCAATTTGGCTGGTGCCGATGAAGATGGTGAAATGGGTGAAGACCACGAACCAGAAACTCATTTGATACCTCAAATTTTAAGAAATCTAAATAACTTTAAAGTTTTTGGTAATGATTATTCGACAAATGATGGAACTTGTATCCGTGATTATGTTCACGTTGCCGATGTAGCTGATGCACATATTCTGGCCGCTAATTATCTAGATGGAAATAATTCATCCGAGATAGTTAATCTTGGCACAGGCAAAGGTTATTCTATTTTTGAGATTATCTCCTTAATTGAATTTCATTTAAAGGTAAAAATAAACTACACCGTAGTACCACGCAGAGAAGGTGACCCCGATTCTTTGGTAGCAAATGCAAACTTTGCCTCCAGTCTATTGAATTTCAAATGCAAGTATGATATAATGGATATTATTAAAACAGCTTACAAGTGGCATACTTTAAAACATGGCATCTAATATAACTAATTCCAAGAATCAATCTGACCAAACGGCAGGTGATAGAATTGACAATTCATTGTTGGATAACCACATACACTTCATTAATGGAGAAATTAGTGAGGAGACGGTTAAAGAAGCAATCAAATGGATTCTTTATGAGAACCTAGATAAAGGTAAAGTTAAAATTTTGACTCTTTACATCAACTCTTGTGGTGGCAGTTTGACTGATGCCTTTGCATTGATTGATATGATGAAACAATCGATTTATCCTATTCGCACTATCGGTATTGGTAATGTGATGAGTGCAGCGTTTCTATTATTCGCTTGTGGAACAAGAGGTGAACGACACATTGCAAAAAATGCAAGTATCATGTGTCATCAATTTTCGGAAAGTTTAGATAGTAAGTACCATGATATCAAGGCTCAAATGAAAGAGACCGAGAACCTAAATGGTCGTATGGTTCAGATTCTAAAAGAAGCAACAGACTTAACAACAAGTAAAATTAAATTAAAACTCTTACCACCAAGTGATGTTTATTTGACGGCGGAAGAACTCATTCAATTTAACGTAGCAGACCATATTTTGTAAAAAAATGATTGCAGGTGGAAATAAATATCAGAAGGTTCGTAGTCCTAAGTCTAAGAAAAACGAAGACAAAGAGGACTTCAGAGAATTCAAAAACAAAGCCAAGCGCAACTATGATAAAGTTATGAAGCGTTTGCGAAAAAAGGATGAAGATGACTTATATTAAAGAACTTCAAAAACAAATTGCTGAATTGAATACACGCATACAACAAAACCAAGGTGATGTTGTTGAATTACAATCAAAAATCAATAAATTAATGATTGATGAATTCGAAGAATCTATGCGGGAAGAAAGCGATAATCAGCAATTGCTTAAAGGTTGACTGTTGTAAAAAAACAACAATGCCCATGAGAGGGCTTGCCATACCCATATAGTTATGTTATACTGTGTGTTATGGCTGAAATTATTAAAGAAGTAACAGTTTGGAATTCTGACTTTCAAACTAATCACACATATTTGCTCAATAGCAAAGGCGCATTAATTGCGTATGCCAAATTTTCTGGCGATGAGGTTGTCGTATCAAAATCGAAAACCATAAAACTTGACAAGCGTTACCGCAAATTCGTCAAGGTCAACCATTCAGGTTTACAAAAAATTCTGGAAACTCTAGATGAGAAAAAAGAAGAATATGTCAAACCCAAGGATGTTCGTGCTTTCAAAGTAAACTCAAAAGGCAAGGATTATATTGTTGAGGTTTCGGCCGCCAATAAAATGTCCTGTACCTGCATTGGTTTTACTTATCATGGAAAATGCAAACACATTGCTGCTGTTGTTGAAAAACAACACCTACTAAAATAATTGTTGACATTCTTACCGGTTGTGTTATACTCTATCCTATGTTAATTTACACTTATCAAAAATCCAAAAAGAAAAGCAAGACCAAAAAAGAGCTTGC